GGTGAAAGGTATCCCTCATACTGCTTTCTTATGGTCTCCTGCTCTCTCTTGATTCTTTCTCCGATTGCTTTATCAAACTGCTCCTGTGTTTCAATTACATTAAATTCACTCATTTCGAGCTCCTTTCCCCACTTAACCCGGTGGTATCGGTAATTTATTTACTAACGCCTTAGGCGATTAGTAGCTGATTTTTTGCTTTTTCTTTTCTTTACTTTCCCCACATATCCAGCTTGCCAGAATCACGCTGTCCATCAATGACACATCTATCGTATCGTTGATGGATCTATACCCGAATCCTCCATTTGATCCGATTGCTCTCTTCTCACAGTTACTCACAGACCTTGTGAGCGATGGCTGATTCATGTGACAGAGCGTTTTTGCATATAGCCTCTGTTCAAATGCTGCATTTGCCACTATGATCTCTTTTACCGTCGGCAAAATTGGAGCTTTTAGTTTTTCCTCCTTCATTTCTCCGGCTAGCAACTGCTGACCGTTTGCTCCATCTATGACGACCTTTCCCACATCAGCCTGTGACAAAAATTCCAGAATCCAGTCATTTCCGGCCCGTGTCGGTCTGCAATCTACCACTTCCACGAATATCTTTCCGCCTGCTGCCTTTGCAGCAATGGCGAGAGATACGTTTGTTCCGTCGTGTCCGTATTTGATTCCTACATATAGCTTGCTCTCCAGCTTCGGCAGCTTTTTCGCTGCCAGCTCTTCCCACTCTGCTCTGCTTATCGCTGACTGCAAGTTGTAGCGAATCCAGTACCCCAGACGCTGGATGTTGAAATCCAGGTCATCTGAGCCGATTTCCGCCATGATTTTCCTCTCTGTCAGAATGGTTCCGAGCGATGGATTCGTTTCGTACCATGCAGCTTTGTCATGTGGATCTGTCTGCTGTTCTACAGACCACTCGGCCCATCCGGTGTCTACCGATGTGCCTTGCAGTACTGCGTCCCTGAGTTTCATGAACACGGTGCCTGATGATACCGGAGTCGGAGGCGTTCCGCAAAAAATCGTCTGTGGGTTTTTGCTGTCCGATACTACATACTTTAGCGCCGTCTCCTGGTCGTCCTGATACTCCTGAGCCTCATCGATAATCAGGAGGTCGAATCCTTCTCCGAGACCTCCCTTTGATGAACGTGTACGGAAGTCAATCCTTCCTTTCCCGTCAATCAGTCGGATGCTCTCCATTCCGATAGCGCCGGTTGCCTTGTATGGTATTCCTGCATCTTCCAGTAATTTCTTCAAGCGCTCCCATGCAGCTCTGCTCGTTGTTGTTCGGTGTGCCGTGTGCAGGATGTGCTCGTCATTCTTCAGTCCGAACATTTCCCTGATGGCTACAATCTCGTTCTTTCCGTTTCGTCTCGGTATCGAGTATCCGAATTTTGAATGTGTCCACAGTCCATCCTCATTGACTGCCAGGATGTCGTACAGAAGCAACTGCTGCCATTCCTGCGCCTGTCGGCTGGTGGAATTGTAAAGATCAATAGCTTCTTGTCCCCTTGTTTTCTCGTAGGGGATAACCACCGATTGAGTGGGAGTCTGTCGGCCTAACTCTGCCATGTCCATCCTCCACTCTTCTCTGTGCTATTTACGTTCTTTTAATTCTTTTTCTTTCTGCCTCGCCTGCTCCCTTGTTCTCCTTGTTAGCCCGAGCCTTAAATTTCTCCGCTTTTCAAGTTCTTTGTCGTCCGCCGTCCAGTTCTTTTTTGTCCACACGTTTTCCCGATATTTACCGGACTTGTATGTGACTGTGCATCTGCAGTTATCATGCCGCCTGTACACATCAGCTGGCACATCTTCGTATCCATACGCTCCGGCCAGGTTTCTGCACCACGCACATGCTCCTCCCTGCAGCTTTCTGACGATCACCACATCCATTCCTTCTCTGTATCTGAATTTCGCATTCATGGCTATAAAATCATCCAGAAAACTCTGAGAAATGTTCCGGACCGGCTCGTCCATCCTTCTCTCTACTTCCTCCCACTCGATCCCTTCCTCGCTGATTGCGCTGACGAGTGTTTCTACTCGCTCATCCGGAAATGTTCCGCTCATTGCATTCAATCCGATTCCGTTCTCTTGGTCTATGGCTTTCTGCACCACCTTCGCCGCCTCATTGGTCAGCTCATAATTTTTCATAAGCACCGGCTTGATGGTTCGTTCTGCTATGTTGTAATACATCCGGCCATCTGGCAGTACATCCTGCGTGATGTCTTTCTTCAGGATTTCCGCCAGGATGTCTCCGAGATTTCTTGCGAACAGTGAGGTCTCGTCCATGGTTGCGGTGCCGTCTCTTATTTTTTTCAAAAACTTCCGGATGTTCTCATCAGCTGATACTGCTTTCTGGAAATCGTCCTGTATCTTCTGCAAGAGCTCCGGTACAATGTCCTGTGCCATCTTATTCCTCCGCCTCTATTCCCGTCAGGTCTCTCAGGTTGCTCTTTCCGAAATATCCCTCTATTGCCTGGTTTATTTTTATAGCTCCGTCTCCGATTGATGAGAGCATTGCTGCGTCCGGCTCGAATACCGGCTCCCACTTCGGTCTTGTCAGATATACCTGCTGCCGTTGATATCCGTAATCATCTCTGATACATGCTGCGAGATATCCTGCATTCAGAAATCCGACTCCGAATGTTCTCTGTGCTTTTCTCGCTGTCAGCCTTAATGTTTCATGTGTTGCTTTGATTGCCTCTGCAGATGATGGATTGTCTGATGGAAATCCCAGATCATCCAGTGTCAATCCTGTTTCTCCGGAGAAGAGTCCGGCCAGCATCCTGATCTGATCCACGTAAGGGCTCATTGACTGCTGCGTGAACTGTCCGACTTGTGGAATAGTTCCATCCTCGTCCTTGTCAAATTGCATGAATGAGGAGTATGTTGCTTTCCACTTGTCCATCCTTTCCGCATCCTGGCTCAGTCCTGTCACGTATTTTTGTGGAAACGAATAAAATTCTGCGCTCACTTCCACCCGCCTCAATGTTCTTAGAGCTTGCTGCATGATCCCCATGCATGCCCTTGATATCCTGGAATGCCCGAATGGTCTAACCGCATCCGGCCGTAGAATAACCGGTACTAGAAGAGGATACGGCGCCATGTTCTCGATGTCATACGTCTGTTTGCCTTTTTCTATGATTTTCGTGTTTCCCGGAGTGAAATATGCCTCTTTTATAGCCGATCCATTGTCGTCTCTCTGCAAAACGGCATATCCTTCTTTTAGCATCATTGTGATAGGATCGATTATTCCCGTCGCATTGCCTCCGTCAATCACCTGCAGCCTTGGATACCCTGTTTCGTCTGCTGATATGTAAATAAAGCAGCATGAGCTGATTGACGCCGACAAGACCGCTGAATCGAACAGGACATCCTTGCTGTTCATTTCATAAATTTCATTGATTGCAAAGTTATCGTCTTTAAATTCCCGGAACACGAGCCTGTCTGCCAGTGAATCCGCTGCTTTCCCACACCATCCAAGTGTCTCCTTCAGGAATGCAAATTCCGGAGGAACGCTGATCTGAAAGTCTTTCACCGCATTTTTCATTTCATAATACTCGTATCTGAGCAGCACTCTCGGCCTTTTCTGTGCTAATTTGGTTTGAAGGTATCCGATACCTCTCAGATTATCCATGTCTGTTTTTGCTCCTTTCAATTTTCGTGAGAAAATGTTCCCAGTGACGGCGTGAACTACAGAGCACACCCCGGGGAGGGAGGTATGCCCCCCTCTTTCATCACTGCTGCCCCGCTCGATATTTCTTCCAGTCACACGACTGGGGGAGCATCCGGTTCGTTACAACCTCGTCTTTGCTGCTTTTCTTTGACTCTATCAGCTTGTTTGATTTCTGCCGGTTGCAAATCCAGTGAGCCAGCTGCAGGTTTGAGATGTCCGACGGATGCCCTCCCCGGTCAATCGGTACAATGTGGTCGATGCATGGACTCAGTGGGTTCGGGTATGGTATCGTTTTATCGACCGGCTTTCCGCATATTCCACATGTGTCCTGTGTCGCCATGATTCTCTTCTTGTTCCTCTCGAATGCCAGGCGGTGGGTACCATCGTGGTCCGGGCGGTTTCTTTTGGTGGGGGGCATGTTTTTCATCTCCTCTCCATTGTTCTTACTTTACAATTTACCATTGACACGAGTGCTGTCGTGTGCTGACTTGTCCATCCTCTTCTCAATCTCCGTCAGCGCCCATCCGTGAAAGTGCTTCACTCGGCTCTCTGAATATCCCATGATGTCCGCCACTTCGTTCCATTCCTTCGGTCTGTCGCCATCTATGTAGTACAAGATGAGCAGTCTTCTGTAGTCCGAATTGTCCAGGCTGTATATGAGTGTGAATGCCTGCAGGTAGTTCATTGACAGCTCTTGCTTTTTCTCTGCGATGGTATCCTCCAGCTCCTGAATCATCTCTACTGTTTCCAGCATCCTGTCCTTCGGCGATGTCTGTACTTTTACTCCGTCGTATGCGATTCCCTTCGGTGAGAGCATCAACCTCTCCTCCTGCTGCAGGAGTTCAATTTCTTTTCGTAATGATCTAATTGATTTTAACAGTGCCTTTGCTCTCACGTTTTCCTACCTCCCTATGAGAACGGAAGCTCCTCATCGATTCCGTCCGGGATATTCATGAATCCATTCTCATCATATTCCGGTTGTGGACTGCTGCCGCCTTCTCTTTTACTTTCTGCAAACTCCTGACTCTCTACCATGACCTCTGTTGTGTATACTTTCTGCCCTTCTCTGTTTGTGTAGCTTCCCGTCTGGATTCTTCCCTCGACTACGATTTTTGTGCCTTTTTTCAGGTACTTCTCAGCAAACTCTCCATTCTTTCCTAACGCCACACATGGTATATAGTCTGCCGACTGCTGCCCTTCGGCCGCTCTTCTCCTGTCCACTGCCAGCGTGAACCTTGCTATCGCTATCTGGTTCTGCCCTTGACTGTATCTCACATCCGGATCCCGTGTCAGGCGTCCCATCAGTATCACCTTGTTCATTTGTTCTCCCTTCCTGCTCCCAGAGCTTTCTTCCCACTGTATATCAGGCTCTTGTATGGCTGTTTTTTCTTCAACTGCTGCCTCTTGATTGCTTCATACTGCTCCACTTCCTTCATCATCTTCCGGTCTTTTCTTGCTTTGTTTCCCATTTTCTTTCTCCTCGCATGCTTATCTGAATGTGTTCCAGGCACATCTTTCGCATGCTTTCGGACACACTCCTGCTGCTACCGCTCTCCGGCACATTTCCGCCTTTGCTTCGTCTGACTTCTTTTCCTTTTCCTCTTCTGTTCTTTTGCAGAAAAGTTCTCTTATCTTTCTGATTGCTCTTTGTATCCATGTTTCTTCTCTCACCTTCAAAGCCTCCTTAATCTCTCATCATCTTCTAATCCGTTTTCCAAAATCATAAATCCAGGAGAGGCATCCTGCTCCCGATCAGCAGGATCCGCTTCTGGTTCCGTGTCGTAATTCTTCCCGAATATGCTCATCCAGTCCAGCTCCGGGAATACCTTCCGGAATATCCTCTGTGCTGATACCTTCAGCATTCTCGCTATCTCAGCATTTTTATGTACTGCCTCCGGTCCTTCTGTGTGATGCCATATGCAGAGATAGACCTTCAGACCATACTTCTCTGACAGTTTCCTGTTTGCTCGTCCGAATATGACATGATGCTCCTGGACGATCTTCACCGAATAGTCATCATGTAATATCATACAGAGATAGCACCTGCCGTCCTTTTCCTGCATTATGCTTTTCATTCAAGCTCTGTCTCTCTGGAGTACTTGCTGGTTTCCGTCCTCTCGACCTTGATAGTTCCCTTGGATATTCCGATTGTGGCCGTGACCTTTGTCCCGGTATTTATGGTCATTTTCTTTACCTTTTTGGTGACCAGGAGAGGAATTGCATTGTTGAGAATCTCCTCCACTTCTGGAAAATCATTATGGAACAACTCGAACGTTGTCCCTTTTGCGGAGAGCTTCTGTGCTTCCAGTCTTTCCTCTCTTTCTTTCTTCTCCTGATAGGCTTTCGCCTCGTCACATTTGCATTCACATGTGACTTCCTCGTCGATTTCTTCCTGTGTGTACCCGTTCGGCACCTCAATCATCTTGTTCTGCCCGCAAAATCTGCAGGCTCCTTTCTTTGTTTCCATCCTCTTAACTCCTTTCCTCTTTCACATTGCTCGGTCTATACTGATTGAGCCTGTCTATCTCGTTTATAGCTGATTCATAGCAAAATCTAACGATGTCACGGCTTCCCTCGTCGTCATAGCACATGAGGGAGGAGCTCATGTCCTCCTGCAATGCTTCCAAAACGCTGTCTTTTCTCAGATACGCCATTATTCTTCCTCCTCTTCTCCGTCCTCAGACAAATCTATGAACTTCATCAGCTGCTCGATGTCAGATGCCATGTTATAGACTGCTGCCCGGAGCTTTCTATACTCTGACAGTTCTTTTCTATCTTTTTCTTTCATGGCGTCCGCTATTTTTTCGGATTTGTAGGCTATCGTATCAATCAGCTCGCAAATCGCCTGATCGTACTTTCCAGTTTCCACCTCATCGACGACTGCTGCCTCTTCACTTCCTGATTCAGCTGTCTCACATATTCCAGTTTCTTCTGATCCGTCTCCGTCCACTCCCCGAATATCGCCGGGAGTTCCTTCCTCGCTTCCAGCATCCCCAGAAGTGAGTTCATCGCTATCGTCAGCGACGGGCTCCGCATCGTTTTTCGTGCTTCCCTCTTCAGATTCTTCATTTTGCACGACTGCTGCCTCTTCATCGTTCTCGTTTTCCTCCTCTTCTGACGCATTTTCTTCGGATTCCGTCTCGTTTTCACCTAATTCCGGAGCTTTTTCCACATTATCCGGTGCATTTTCCACATCTTCCGGTTCGTTTTCTTCTCCCTTTTCTTCTGTCTGTTTCGACGTCGCAACAGGAGGCTCAATTCCTTGATTTGACTGGGGCTCGCTGACTTTTTCCTTCTTGTAAAAATCGGTCCATACATCTTCCTGTGAACACAGTGCATATATCCCATAAATCTCATTCAGAAATTCCTGCCATGTCATGCTCACCGGCTCCGGTTGTGTCATCAGCTTGTATTTGATTCCTGTGTTCCGGTCATACATGAACAGGAACATGATTCCTTTCTTGTGTGAAGACTGTCCGGATGGTGCCATGGTCTCCGCCGCTTCTTTGTACTCCGGTGGATCTGCATCCATGCATTCCATGACTTTGTTCAGCATTTCTCTCCTCGGCTCAAAGAAGTCAATCAGGCATTTGTCAAGTGCTGACCATGTGGTCTCTGCCTCCTGCTCCGGCTCCGGATCCTGCTGGTTGAAGTTCTTCAGCTCTCGAATCTCCCGGATTGTGGTCTTTTCTGTTATAAGCTCAATCTCTGAATCCGGAAGTGTGAGCATCTCTGACAGCTTCGATGACGAGAATGCTTTGAACTCCTCTTTCAGCTCCAGGGAGTTCCCTCCCTCGGAGTATTTCTCATTGATTGCGATAAATCTGGAAACGGTGCTCTTACCGAGTCCGTATTCCTTCTGTGCAAATTCAAAGATGTCTGTCGCTCCGTCATACATGCCGGAATCTCTGATCTGCTTTAACCGGTATCCGATATATACGAAATTTCCGGCTGTCTCCGCCAGTTTTCTCCGGATGTCCTCCTTCCAACTTGTCCACTCATCCAGCGTGATCTGCGTATACTCTTCCATGCTGTTCTCCTTTCTTCTCTCTTAATATGTTTTTGACGAGTTCTGCTGCCTTTTCGTAGCATTCAGCATCTGCATCTTCCTCGCCTTTTTGTATCTTTACCTTCAGCACAAGCCTCCCTTTGACTTCTCCCCTGTATTCCCAGATTTCTATGTAGTTATCTGTGTACATGGAAAAGTGGCTCGCCATCCGGAGGTTCATGCGCTTCTGTAGTTCCCTATATGCTCCATAAAACTCATGTACTGCTTTCTTATACCGTTCATCCTGGCTCATATCCTGCTCCTATATCGCCATCATAAGAACCTGCTGGCTTGCTTCCTGTGCCGCTCCTGCTGCCAGCTGGCCACATTTTAACCGCACGATGTAACTGTCAAGCCATCTCTGCATATTCTTCTCGTCCGGCTTTTTGTCGTGCGCTCCATACCACTGAATGATGCTGTCTCTCTTTGCATCTATTTCTACCGTGATGTATGGAATCTCTGGATCCGCCTGCTGCCGTACCATCAGGATATAGGTCTCGCCTCGGTTATGTTTTCCCAGATATCCGTCGCCTCCTACGCAATGATGGAGGATTCTTCCCTCCATGACGATTTCCTCTGCAGATCTGGCCGGGCGGATGAGCAGGTTCTCGTCTTCCCAGAAATACCGGTTCCGGAGCTTTCTGTACTGTTTCCGGATGTCTGAAAACCTTGTTTTGACTTCGGCGAGACGCTTGTCTGCCTCTTTCTTGCTGCTCTCCGTCACCATCTTTGTGTGTGCAGCTGTCAGGTCTCTCGGTTGCTGGTATACGCTATTGTGTAGGTCATATCCTAGGGCAATCCTCATATTCAGATAGTCGATGTATGTATTTGCAACGTTTTGAAGTCTCTGCTCTGCGCTTCCGCATCCGGTTCCCCATTCTGCTCTCGCATACTTTTCGATTCGATTCAGCAACTGCTGCACACTCATGTACGCTGTCGCTACTTCAAGCTGTCCTCTTCTTAGATGAGCCTCTGCAATGTGGTCTATCTGCTCATCCGACCACTCCGCTCCCATCCGGTACTCCATCTGCATTGTCTCCAGGACATTCAGGTCTCCGTTCTTCTCGATCAGCTGGCGAACACGGCACTTCCGAATACCCAGGAACTGATCCGGTCTCTTTGCATCAATGTCTGCCACTATCCCATATCTGCATTTGAGCAGGCTGGTCACCACTCCTGTCAGTCCCATCTTCACAAGCATTTCAATCTGCGGCGTCTCTTTGTACCTGCTCAAATAGTCAACCGGATTGTATCTGTAGATTGTCCGGCTATATTCCTTCATTGCCGAATACTGGAACATGGTGCCTTTCATGTTCTCGTAGGTTTCCGACAGCACTGCTGCCTCGCCTATCGAGATATTGCTCAATCCGGACAAATTGCAGTCATCCCAGAAGTCGCTTCCGGTATACGGATTGTGCTTGTGATAGTCAATCTGTACCTTCTTGCCCGGCATATAATAGGCTCTTGCGATTTCTACGCCGGAGAGCTCCTCGTATGCCCCATTCATTTCCGGTCCTTTCTCTCCGCACGTCAGCTGCAGATGCCATGTCTTACTCACTTCGATGTATCTCATCACAAAGCCGTTGTCTTTGTACTTTTGGCCGAGGAATAGATGTGTACTCTTGCTGTGCTCGTCTTTTACTTTTTCCTGGCACTTATACTCCCCGACTTCTCCGCACATCGGGCAATGTCCGCTCTGTCCTTCCCTTGGTTCTTCTACCCATTTCTGGAACTGCGATTCATAGGATATCCCGTTTTTCCAGCGGCCATGTGAGACTCCTCCGCACTTGCTGCAGGCGATATCCGCCCAACATCCGTGTTTTTTGTAATACAAGAAATGCTTTGCTCCGAAAAAGAGCTGTTCAGCCTTGTCGAGGATCCTTTTCTCCGGAAGCTCCGGCGTATTTGCTTCCCTGTCCTTCAGCGCCTGCTGCCGTCTCTCGTACCTCCGATTCTCTGCCTGCCTTCTGGCTTTTATGATGATGTTATCCTCGTGATTATAGATGTATTCCTGCCAGCGGTCTTTGTTCCAGATGTTCACGTTGCACATCTTTTTGATGCGGTCAAAGTCGTTTGTACTCAACAGGATGTTTTCTTTTATGGCGTCATCCCACGAGAACGCTTGGTCTTCTCTGGTGGTATTCCACAGGAAGTGATTGCTGTAATAATAGTGGTCTGTCTCGATTTTCTCTCGTGTCCAGGAGTCCGTCTCCGGGAAGTAATTTCCGAAATCTTTCTTCGTGAGCACGATCCGCACGACCGGAACGGCTTTGTCTTTCTTCTTGTTGCGGTACACTTCCACAAACAAGTGTCTCTCGTGTCCTACGTTCTTGAATGCCGTGACTGCTATGAATTTTACTTTCCGGCTCCTGCTTATCTCTGGTAGTGTCAGATATGGGATTTTTTCAATGGCTTTCTTTTTCATCCTGCTCCACCTACTTTCCCGTGTAGTAGTTCGTTATGATTTTCTTTGCCGTTGCCATTCCCGGAATCCCGAGGGTGCATCTTCCGGCCGTCACGCCTGCTGCCTTCATGATTTCCTTATCTACCGGATTCTGATGCTTGAAAGACCAGTGAAGCAGTGCAGCGATACATCCCGCCAAGCTCTTTCCCTTCTTTCTGACCGCTCTTGCCACCTCCGGCTTCTCAAAGCACTGGCTCCGGATGTATTCCACCCAGTCCTCCATGATTTCTGCGCATTTCACATTTTTAACTTCTACATCCAGCTTTCCGAGAGCTGCTGTCATATCGTCGCACAAATAAATCAAATCTCCACTCACGAACACCTCCAGAATATCCGGATCAATGCCGTTCTCCGTTGCCAGTACTTTCAGGCTTTCTATGTCTCCCTCTCTTCTGAGGTTCACTGCTGTTTCGTTGATTTCTGCTGCACTGTCAAATTCTCCGAATCTATCAAACATTTTCGTCTCTCCTTTTCTTTTTTCTCTGTTTCTGTCTGGATCCAGTTTCTGTATGAATGATCCTGCTCCACCCGGAAGCTGGTCTCGTGTCGCCCCAGTAGTTCTGCTGTCTTTTCCCATTCTTCCCTGTTTGCCACCGGCTTTTTTCTTGCCGTCATCCATCCTGACTGCTGCCAGTCATGAATCCAGTGTTCCGCTCCCTGTTGTAAATACCGGCTCTCTGTCCAGATTGTTACCTCACACTGCTTTTTCAGCCTTTGCAGTGCCTCGATGAGCACCTGGAGGTTTGCCTGATTCTCTGTTACCCGTTCCAGTTCTCCCTGTTTTGTCAGAGTGGCTGGACCTCTGTCTGTGATGTATTCCAGCAGGTAGGTGTAGCTCCCGGACTTTGTTCCTGGTCCTCTGACCGTTGTGTATATGTAAATGTTGACCTTGTCCATTTATCCGCTCCCCTCCCTGATGAGTGTGTATGAGAAATACCTGTATCCTGTAAGATCAGAAACTCCCGAATGTACGCTTTCCTTCTCCAGCGTGTACCCTTCTTTCTCTGCCACCTGCTCCCGGAACCGGTTTGATCTGATTACCTCTTTCCGGACAGACGGCTTTTTGAGATTTCTTGATGGGTACCACCTTTTCCCGATCAGCTTTCCCTCTGTTTCCTCTGTCTTCAATGCATACTTGATGAAATATGCTGCCAGCTTTTGGAAGTTTGGCCCTGTTGTCCATGGATCCACATGAATACCTCCGTGTGTCCAGCACTTCGTGAGCAGAGAGAGGATATCAATCTCTTCTCTGTTCAGAATCATGTGGATATGCCTGCTGCCTCTTGGTCCTACTTCCTTGACATAGATATATTTGAGCTGTTTTCCTGCTCTGCGGTATGCGCTCCGGAGCTTTCTGATAGCTTTCTCAATCAGTGGCTGCATCTCTTCGCTCCCTCCCGGTCTCCGAAAGAAGTCCAACCTCACCACCACATCTCCGTTTTTATAATTTGCTGCCATGAGTCTCCGGAGTTCCTTCTCAGCTTTCCTCTGGTTTACTTTTTTCTGTGCCTCTGAGGTCTGCTTTTCCTTCTTGGCTCTCTTCTCTCCTTTGACATTCACCCGGTATGTGTAATACTTACAGACTTCGATGGTATCTCCTGCCACACATGTCTCCTTTATGTATGGCATAGCTCCTCCTTGTCCTATGGATAATATTTTTAGCGAGATACTCAGGGAGCTTTTACGCTCCCGTTTTTCTTGACTTTTCCGGGCTGTTGCAGTACACTATTTGTAGGTTTTTATGTGTACTACGAACCCGGTCGGCAGTTCCCGCTGCCGGCTATTTTTTTGTTCTTTTTTCAGCACAGGATCACTCTTTTCTTCTTTGATTCCCTATTCATGATCGTGAGACTGATGTTGTCTTTTCCGACTACCAGCCAGTTCTCCGGCACGTATCCTGCTTTCTGGATCATCTCCTTCTGTTCTCTCGTCGGTCTCTTCGGCATCTTATGCTTCATTTCCTGCTCCTTTCTCGGCGGCTCCCGTGGTCTCTTCGTAACCGTCTCCTCTTTTCCGGCTGTTCTATACCGTGTTTGTGACTTTTCACATTAAAAACTCACTGAAAACCTGTTAACCTACCACACACTCTCTGGCCGGTGTGACCGCCGCCATGTTTCACACGGTACGCTGATACTGGCTTTCGGCTTGCCATCATCAGAGCAGAGGTTGCCATCCTCCACTGACGGGACTGCTGCCCCGTTTCGGCTATTTCTCTATTTAGTTGAAAAATAATGATCTCCGACTTTCTTCCATGGGGTTCCATACTTTGGCCACTCTCCGGCTGTGAAATATAGCAGTCCCGGCCATCCCCGCTCCTCCAGTTCCATCCGCACTGCAAGGAATGTCTCCTCGGAAGGCTCTACTACTTTGTCCATCCCTCCATCCCAAAATGAGGTAAATGCGTACTTTTGGGATATTACATCTGTGATCGTATCTGGAAAGTCCGGATCATCCACTCTGTTGAGGATCACATCTGCCGCCATCCGCTTTCCTGTCAGATCCTGGTTTCCTGCCTCTGCTTCGATGCAGATTGCCATCAGTTCCAACTCATCCATCCTTTCCTCTTTCTCGATGTCATCCGGTGCCGTTGTGCACACGATTGGCTCCGGAGCTTCTGCTGCCACTTCACGGCTCATCTGCACCATTTCCAGTCTGATCTCCTGCTCCCATTTCCGCTCTATTGGTATCTGCCTATGTTGTACGAGATACTGGTGATAACATGCGGCTCCTGCTGCCATGGCGAACAGGAGAACCGCCACCAGCTTCACGTATTGCCATGCCGTCCAGAGTATTCTCCGGAGTTTTCTTCTCCTGCGCCTATTCATTTTTTTCTCCTCCGGCTATTTGATTCTTGAACTGATCCAGTAATCCTCTGTATATGATGTATACTGACCGCTTTTTCCCTTCTCTTTTTATGGCATAGCCTATCGGAAGTCTTTCCTTGCGCATTAGATACTGCAGCGTTTCCAGATCCATGTTCAGTTCCTCTGCCGCCTGTTTCGTTGTTACTCTTTCCATTGCATTTTCCATGTCGTTCTCCTTCTATCGTTCTATTTGTAGCACGATTATGGCAAAAAAATTTCACTCACTTCGCAATTTAAAGCACAAGCCAGTTTCTGCAGTGTGTTTAATGATGTATCGAATTCTTTTTCACTTTCCAGTCTCACAATGATTCCACGTGCAACTTTGGCCTTTTCTGCTAGTTCTACCTGCGTCATTCCTTTTTCTTTTCTGATTTCTTTTACCCTATATTTCATTTTTTCTCCTTTCTGTCCTATTCGTAGAACATGTTCTATATATAGCACATCGTTCTATCTGTTGTCAATATATTTTTGTTTAATTTGTTGAATATTTTTATTTATAATTGTATAATAAGTTAAACAACAAGGAGGACAAATAAATGACAATAGGTGAAATTATAAAAGACTACCGTACCGAGCATAATATGAGTTATGAGGAATTCGCTCAAAGATGTGGCTTTAGTAAGTCATACGTTTATGCATTAGAGAAAAATGAACATCCGAAAACTAAAGAGCCGATAGTTCCATCTCTCGGAATTATTAGCCGAATTTCTACCGGTACCTCAATACCTGTTATTGACTTATGCCGTTCTCTTGGCATTGCTTATCCCGGAATGGGTTATCCAGAATCTCAGCTTTCTCCACTAGAAAAGAAGTTAATCGATTCCTTTCGATCAGCAGATGACCTTGATCGACAGATGGTGCTTCGTATTCTTAAAGTCGAGGAAAAAAGGGACGCCGAAAAAATGGCATAAAATGCCAGGGAAATATTATCACCTACGACGGCTGGAAACATACATAAATTGAACCGGTGACAAATTGTCACCAGTTGGAAAGGAGTCGCATATGAAAATGCCAAATGGATACGGGAGTGTTGTGAAACTCTCCGGTACCAGGAGAAAGCCGTGGGCTGTCCGTGTTTCTTACCTTGAAGAACAGGACAATGGTACCGTAAAACGTAAGCAAAAATACCTTGCTTATTTTGCGGATCAGAAACACGCTCTCACTTTTCTCGCCGAGTATAATAACGGTGCTGTTGTGAAAGAACATCAGAAATATACCGATATCCCTACTTTTGCGGAAATGTTTGATAAATGGGAAAAATACAGAAGATCTCTCAAAAGTGCCCCAACGGAATCCACCTGGAAGAATTACAAGATTGCTTTCAATATGTTCTCTCCTGTTCATCATGAGCGTATTACTTCAATACGTGCTCAGGAGCTTCAGGACTGTCTGACTGCTCAGAGTTCCAAATCACGCACTACCATCGGCAATATGAGGGCAATTCTACGTGGCATGTGGGAATATGCTATCACGAATGAATATGTTGAGAAAGACATCACTCAGCATCTCGTTTTTGATTTTACGGAGTCCGGTGTTCCTATTCATACCCGTTTCACTGATGATGAAGTAAAAAAACTCTGGGATGCTCTTTGGACCATTAACAATGTGGATATTGTGCTTATTTACATTTATACGGGGCTCCGTCCCTCTGAGCTTCTGGAGATTGAATCGAAAAATGTACATCTTTCAGAGAGGTATATGATCGGCGGCATGAAAACCGAGGCTGGCAAGGATAGGATCATTCCTATCCACGAGGCCATCGTTCCACTCGTCGAGTATCGTCTCGGCCAGAATCGGAGATATCTCATCACCAACAAATACGGCAATCATTACACCAGGGCGGTTTATCAAAATTCTAACTGGAATACTCTCATGTTAAAAATCGGCATGAATCATGCTCCGCATGACTGCAGATATACCTTCGCTGCTCTCGCTGATAAGTGTAGCATGAATGAAACCTGTCGAAAAATCATCATGGGACATGCTCTCCCGAATAAAGACGGTACTACCTATAAGACTGGCGGCACCTCAGATGTGACTCAAGATGTTTATACAGAGAAAACTATCCCTGAATTAGTGGCCGAGATTAACAAATTGCCTACTGCTTTTTAGTGTCGCTCACCTGTAGCTCACCTGTAGCACACTTGTCGCAAACGACCGTCTGTGAGCTTCTTTTATCTCCCGATTAGTGAATATTCAGACAATAAGAAAAGCCCCGGAATATCGACATTCCGGGGCTCTGTGTTTCTGTTTATACAATTCCTTGTGCGAGCATAGCAGCTGCCACCTTCAGGAAGCCTGCTATGTTAGCACCAGCTACATAGTTGCCATCAAGGCCATACTTCTTAGCTGCATCATCCAGATTGTGGAAGATATTAACCATGATTCCCTTCAGCTTGCTGTCAACTTCCTCGAATGTCCAGGAAAGTCTCTCGGAGTTCTGGCTCATTTCAAGTGCAGAAGTAGCAACACCACCGGCATTAGAAGCCTTACCAGGTGCAAACAGAACACCATTCTTCTGGAGATATTCAGTAGCTTCAATTGTTGTAGGCATATTAGCACCTTCAGCTACTGCGAAGCATCCGTTAGCAACCAGTGTCTTGGCATCCTCAAGAGACAACTCATTCTGTGTTGCACAGGGAAGTGCGATATCAACCTTAACACTCCACTGATTGGTTCCTTCAGCCTTCTTATCATGATACTCTGCGCTCTTTCTTGCTGCAGCGTACTCTGTCAGTCTTGCTCTCTTCACTTCCTTGATTTCCTTCAGAAGTGCTACATCGATTCCTTCGGGATCATAGATCCATCCGGTAGAATCAGAACAGGTAACAACCTTTGCACCAAGCTGCT